ATTCATATCATATGCTTTGTCATATAAACTACCACCACCCTCTGCAAAACCAACACGGCCCCCGGTTCGATAACCACTACGTTCTAACGCATCATCAATTTCAGCTTGACTAAAACCAGCGGAAGTCATGTAGCTTGTAATATAATCTATTCTTGATTGTCTATCAGCTGCAGAATCTGCTTCCCTGCCAGCCATTTCTTCTTCATATTTTCTTCTAGCTTCTTCTGCTGCGTCGTACGCGGCCACTGATCCACCTACTGTTGCAGCGGTGCCCGCACTTTTTCCAAGACTGCTTAAAACTTTATCTTCTGCTATTCCTTCTGCTAATTCAAATTTTCCACTTTCACCTATTTCTGTTGGCGCTAATAGTGTGCCCGCATCAGTAAAAGCACTTTTTGCTTTTTCACCTAATTCTTTTCCAAAAAATTTACCTGTTGTTCCTATTGAATCTAAAAGTGGTGGGTTACACATTTAT